TGATGGACGAGACCACCTGGATGAACGCAAAGAAAGCCATCGAACTTGGCTTTGCCGATGACCTGCTCACAGACGAAAAGCTGACAGCGGCATCCGAAGCCTACGCTTTTTCCGCAAATTCCGTGGAAAAGGCACTTATCAACCGTATCTCCGAAAAAGCGGAGAAGAAGCCTGTGGGTAGAAAGGTTTCCGACCTGAAAGCCCATCTTAACACTGTTAAAAAATTTATGTAATGGAGGAAATTACACTATGACTATCAACGAACTGCGTGACAAACGCGCCAATCTCTGGAAGAGCATGACTGCTTTCCTTGACACCCGTACCGGTTCTGACGGAGTTCTCTCCGCCGAGGACGACGCTTCCTACGCAAAGATGGAAAAGGACTTCGATGCCCTTACCAATGAAATCAAGCGTATGGAAAGAAAAGAGGCTCTTGAAGCCGAAATGAACAAGCCCGTCGGCACTCCGATCATCGAAAAGCCTATGAAAACTTCCGACGATGAGGAAAAGACCGGCAGAGCGTCCAAAGCCTACACCAAGTCCTTCTGGAACGCTATGCGTCAGAAGAACATCCGTCCCGAAGTTGCCAATGCACTCTCTGAAGGCACTGACTCCGAAGGCGGCTACCTTGTTCCCGATGAATTTGAGCGTACTCTTGTTGAGGCACTTGAATCCGAGAACATTTTCCGTGGCCTTGCCCACGTCATTCAGACCGCATCCGGCGACAGAAAGATTCCTGTCGTTGCCACCAAGGGTACTGCATCCTGGGTCGATGAGGAAGGTTCCATCACCGAAAGCGATGATTCCTTCTCTCAGGTTTCCATCGGGGCATATAAGCTTGGTACTCTGATCAAGGTATCCAACGAGCTTCTGAACGACTCCGTTTTCAACCTTGAGCAGTATATCTCCAAGGAATTCGCCCGCAGGATCGGCAACAAGGAAGAGGACGCTTTCTTCAACGGTGACGGTGACGGCAAGCCCGTCGGCATCTTCAACGGCACAGGCGGCGCACAGGTCGGTGTGACTGCAGCGTCTGCTACCGCAATCACTGCCGATGAGGTTATTGACCTCTTCTACAGCCTCGGCGCTCCTTACCGCAAGAACGCTGTCTGGACTGTAAACGATGCGACCGTAAAGGCGATCCGTAAGCTGAAGGACGGTAACGGCAACTACCTCTGGCAGCCTGCCCTTACTTCCGGAACTCCTGATCTGCTTCTCGGCAGACCTGTGAAGACTTCTTCCTTCGTTCCTACTATCCAGGCCGGTGCGAAGGTCATCGCTTTCGGTGACTTCTCTTACTACTGGATCGCAGACCGCCAGGGCAGAATCTTCAAGAAGCTTTCCGAACTCTACGCTGCAACCGACCAGACCGGCTTTGTCGCAACTCAGCGTGTTGACGGCAAGCTGATCCTTCCTGAAGCCATCAAGGTTCTTCAGATGAAGGCGAACTAAGGCAGTTAAAACCAACGGGACAGTCGCTTTAACCGGTGGCTGTCCCACATTTTATGGAGGAAAAAGCTATGAGCTATAACACAAAAAACTACACCGAACAGGGCGGCGATACCACCCATTTCGGCGGCAAAGTAATCTTTGAGGAAGGCTGTGAGGTGGAGGGCGGTTCTTTCACTGCTGTGCCTACGGCTACGAAATCCCAGAAAGGTATCGTGAAGGTCGGGGACGGCCTTAATGTCAACTCCGGTACAGTTTCCGTCGCTCCGGCTTCGGATGATGCGCTTGGCGGCATTATTGCCGGTGACGGCCTTGAAGTCGAAGCTGACGGCACTCTTTCCGTAGCCGAGGCTACCAAGACTGTGGCAGGCGGTGTGCTTGCCGTTGACGATCTTGAGGACTGCGAAGCTACCGATGTGGCAGGCATCAATGCCTTTCTCAACAACTACCTGCTTGTGAGACTTCGCTCTGCAGGCATCTTGAAATAATAAAGAACCGGGCGGCATGGAATGAAAACTCTGTGCCGTCCTTCTTTTGGAGGAACATCATGACCATTACATTGGCAGAAGCAAAAACCTACCTCCGGGTAGACCATAACGAGGATGACACGCTGATTGGCAGTCTGATCGAATCGTCTGTTTCGCTCTGCGCGGACATTGCCCGTGTGACTGTTCAGGAATACACCGATTCCACGGATAAGAAAACGCTCCTGGCTCTTTTGTACGCCATTGCCTACTGCTATGAGCATCGTGAAGAAGCCGACCATAAGAAACTCACCCTTGACCTTCGTGCAATTCTCGAAGGAATGAGAAAGGCGGCATTCTGATGGATATAGCGGCAATGAACGAAAAGATAACGATTCAGAAGAACGTCCCTACCGTGGACGCTGTCGGCAATCACCGTGAAGTCTGGACAGACTACCATACCTGCCATGCAACGGTCAGCGGAGAAGAAAGTTCCGTAAGTTCCGAAGCGGAAACCGCAGGTCAGCGGGTGGGAAAAGGAAAGATCGCTTTTACCGTCCGTTGGTGCAGTGCGGTTGCAGCGGTCACTTCAACTGAATACCGGGTGCAGTTCCGGGATGAGCTTTACGACATCACCGGCATCGACCACATGAATTTCAAGAAGAAATCCGTGAAGATCATGTGCATGAAGGCGCGGAGGTGACGGCATGGTGGGAACAAGAGTGTCCGTGGACGGGCTTGCGGATGCCGTCATGAAAGGCTTGGAAGAATACGCAAAGCTCTCCACAGACGGAATGAAAGAAGCCGTGAAAAAAGCCGGAAAGGACTGCAAACAGGAAATCTCCGCTAATGCCCCAAAGCGTACCAGCAGATATGCCAAGAGCTGGGCAACGAAAGTAACCGGCGAAGCGGCAAATATGCTGCAGGTCACGGTCTATTCAAAAGAAGCATGGCAGCCCCACCTTCTGGAACATGGTCATGCCAAGCGCGGAGGCGGCAGAGTTCCGGCGCAGGTGCATATCGCTCCTGCTGAGGAGAATGCCGAAAAGGAACTGGAACAGGAAATCAGAAAGGCACTGGAGGGATAACGCCTATGGAAGAAATCGTATTGCTGCTCTCGCAGCTGACGGGCATACCGTTTGCGTATGACCATTTTGCGGAAGGCGAAGCACCTGACCCGCCTTTCATCTGCTATCTCTGTCCGGGAAGCGACAACTTCTCCGCTGACGGCAGAGTGTATAAGAAAATCAACGAAGTACACATTGAACTGTACACCGACTACAAGAGTCCTGATACAGAACTTGCTGTAGAGAATGTGCTGGATGAAGCCGGTATTTTCTACAACAAAACGGAAGTCTGGATTGATTCCGAAAAGCTGTATGAGGTTCTCTACACATTTTTTATGGAGGTAAAAGAAAATGCCTAAAAACAAAGTGAAATACAATCTGCGCAACGTCTACTTTGCGCTGCTCACCATCACGAACGGAACGGCTACCTTCGGTACACCCGTGCCGATGCCCGGTGCTGTTTCGCTCTCTTTGGAACCCAACGGCGAACCGTCTATCTTCTACGCAGATGGCTATGCGTATTACACCGTTTCCAACAATCAGGGCTATGAGGGTGACCTTGAAATTGCTCTGATCCCCGAGGAATTCAGGACACAGATTCTGAAGGAAACCATGGACGGAAACGCTGTCCTTGTCGAAGATGCGACGGTGGAAACTGCGCCCTTCGCTCTGCTTTTCGAGTTTGACGGGGATAAGCACAAAATCCGTCACGTCCTCTACAACTGCACGGCAAGCAGACCTTCTATCGAATCCGCGACCAACGAAGAGGAAATTGAGGTTAAAACTGAAACGCTCACCATCAAGGCTTCTCCTTTGGAGGGTGGTCTTGTCAAGGCGAGAACTTCCGATACGACTACGGCAGCCGCTTATAACGGCTGGTTTGAGTCTGTGTATCTTCCCCTGAATACTGATTTCGGAGTTACTCCTACCACGCTTTCTGTGGCGAAGGGTAATACCGGAACTGCGACTATCTCCGGTGCGCTCGGTACTGTTACCGCTGCGGTCACCGTTGACGGCGAAACTTCCGGCATGGTGCAGGCTTCTATTTCCGGTTCGACCTTGACGCTGACTACCAATTCGGAAACCAGAACCGATGTGCAGTACACGGTTACCCTCACCGATGCGGGCAGAACGACCGGCAATACCGCTGTCCTGACGCTGACCGTTACTGACGAATAATAAGGAGGAAGCGTCTATGGCTATTACGAAGAAAATCGAGATCGACGGCAAAGAGGTTCTGTTCAGGGCCTCTGCCGCCATCCCACGTCTCTACAGAATCAAGTTCCGCAGGGACATTTATAAAGACCTCGCGTCTTTGGAAAAAGCGGTAGATAACAGCACAGAGGAAGGCTCCATGCTGGACACCTTCTCTTTGGAGCTTTTTGAAAACATCGCTTATGTGATGGCAAAACACGCTGACCCTGCTATCCCGGATTCCCCGGAAGAGTGGCTTGAGGATTTCAATACTTTCAGCATCTACCAGGTGCTTCCGCAGATCATTGAACTGTGGGGCTTAAACATTGAAACCGAGGTGCAGAACCGAAAAAACGCAGGAAAACTGAGCGGGAAATGACCACCCCGCTCTTTATGCTCCGATGTGTGCAGCTTGGGATCTCCATAAGAGATCTCGACCTGCTCACCGTCGGTTTGGTCACAGATATGTTCAGTGAAAGTCAGAATGATGACTGTAAATACGAGGAAGTGGCCTCTCAGTCTGATTTTGACTCGTTCTAACAAGGGAATTGCACATTCTGCAACAAGAGCTGCATCAGGCTTTTGGGGTATGAGAGCGCCGGAGATTTGCTGGGCAGGAACATGCACCAGCTCATACACCACAGTTACCCCGACGGCACTCCGATGGACCTGAGGGAGTGCAGGATATTCCAGTCAATTAATGAAGGCCGGGGTTATGATGTAGACGAGGAGGTCTTCTGGCGGGCCGACGGCACTCCGATTGAGGTGGAGTATCATTCCTATCCTCAGATAAGCAAAGGTATTACTGTTGGAGGGGTTATCACCTTCCTTGACATTTCCGAGCGCAAAAAGAGAGACGAGTGGATTAAATATCTAAGCCTGCGTGACACGCTGACCGCGCTCAACAACCGAAACAGCTTCGAGAAAGCGCTGCAGGAAATGGACACCGTGAAAAATCTGCCGCTGTCGGTTATCTTTGCAGATATTAACGGGCTGAAGATGACCAATGACATATTCGGCCATAATTCGGGGGATAGGCTACTCAGGAAGGCCGCCGAAATACTGAAGGAATCCTGCCGGGAGGAGGATTTCATAGCACGGGTAGGAGGCGACGAGTTCGTGATAATAATGCCGAATACCGATGCTGCGGGTGCAGAGGCCGTGATAAAACGCATAAGGCGGGGCTTTGAGCACGCTCAGGTCGAGGCCATCAAATGCAGCACCTCGATAGGCTTCGACACCAAAACCACCCCCGCCCAGTCCATTGAGATTACCTTGTCCAATGCCGAAAACGCCATGTACCGGGATAAAACCATCAACCGGCAATCTGTGAGCAGGGAGATAATAAACACCATCATCGAAACGCTGCATACCAAAAAGCCGGACGAGCGAGACCATTCCATTGCTGTCAGCGAGCTGTGCGGGTTGATAGGCGCTGCTTTGAACCTGCCTAAAAACGAAATAGCAAAGCTCAAAAGAGCTGGTTATCTGCACGACATAGGCAAAATTGTCATTGACGACGACATACTTAAAAAAAGCCCCCTGACAAACGAGGAGGAGGAAAAAATGCGCCCGCACGTGGTTACCGGCTACCGCATACTCAATCTTTTTGACGATACACTCGATTTGACCGAGGCCGTGTATGCCCACCATGAAAGATGGGACGGCACCGGCTATCCGCTCGGGCTTCGGGGCGAGCAGATTCCGCTTATTTCCAGAATTATTGCGATTGCCGAGTGTTTCGACCGCTGGGCCAAGCTTGACGGATATTCTGACGAGGCCAAAAAGTCAGCAATCAAAATAATCATGTTGCAGAGCGGCCACAGGTTTGACCCCCACATTGCCGAAATTGTATATAATATAGTCAACGAAGATATTGCGCAAAAGGGCAGTAAAAACGGATCCGAAATGGCGCTCACATAAAAGCCGGAACATGACAGGCCCGGCGGGCATGTGACAGTAAGCGAGCGCGAATAAAGCCGTCCGCATTCCAGCGGGCGGCTTTGACCGGCCGGAGGCTGCTTTTTGGCAGCCCGGGGCACAAATCATCATTTTACATATTATCGGGCTCTCTGATATGCAGATTATTTAAATATTTTTCAATTGACAAACATTTGAGATTGTATTATAATTATTCGGGTGTGTTTATTTGGTTGTTAATTTATTAACATATATTAACATTTTTTGTCGCAACCTGAGTATCTGCAGGTTTGTCCTCGGACAATATGCGTCTCAGGGACAGAAATTCAAATCACAAAGGAGATATGCCACACATGGAAGTAAAAGAAGTGTTGGACAAGTACGGGAACTCACCCGGCAGGCTGCTCGGCGCGATGCTTGAGTATCAGAGAAGCAAGCCGCAGAATTATCTTACCAAAGAGGACATTCAGGCTTTCGCTAAGGAGACCGGGCTACCGGTGAGCCGGGTATACAGCCTTGTGACTTTTTATTCGCTCTTTTCAGAGGTGCCGAGGGGCAGATACATAATTCAGGTATGCCGCGACGTGCCCTGCCATGTTAACGGTTCGGTAAACGTGGTTGCCGAGCTTGAGGGGCTGCTTGGCATCAAAATGGGCCAGACGACCGAGGACGGTATATTTACGCTTGAGTATACAAGCTGCATAGGCTGCTGCGAGATGGCCCCGGCGATGCAGATTGGCGAAACTGTATACGGAAATCTGACACCTGAGAAAATTGCCTCGATTATCGGGGAGCTGAGGAGGGCCGGCAAATGAGCAATAAAGTGAAAAAGCTGCTGACCGCGCGTTTCGGGGTTGTTTCGCCCGACTCGATTGAAGATTATATCAAAAACGGCGGCTATGCCTCCCTGAAAAAGGCGCTCGGGATGGACCCCGAGGCGATTATTACCGAGGTCAAGGCCTCGGGGCTCAGAGGTCGCGGCGGCGCGGGATTTCCGACCGGAATAAAGATGGAGTCTGTGCGACGCGCAACCGGCTCGCCGAAATATGTTGTCTGCAATGCCGACGAGGGTGAGCCCGGCAACTTCAAGGACAGATACCTGATGGAAAAAGACCCGCACCAGCTTCTTGAGGGCATGATTATCTCTGCCTTTGCGGCCGGCGCCGACTACGGCGCGATTTTCGTGAGGGGAGAATATATCAACTCAATAAAAATACTTGATAATGCAATAAAACAGGCGCGCAAAGCCGGATTCCTCGGCAAGAACATACTCGGCACCGGCTTTGACTTTGAAATGGATGTCTACTCGGGAGCCGGTTCGTATGTCTGCGGCGAGGAGTTTGCCCTTTTGGCCGCGCTTGAGGGCAAGCCGGCGCGCTCGACCTTCAAGCCACCCTTCCCGACCACCGAGGGGCTTAATGGCAAGCCCACGCAGATTAACAATGTTGAGACCTTCGCCAATATTTCGCACATAATAGACATGGGCGGCGCGGCATATGCCGCTCTGGGCACCGAGGCCTCGACCGGGACAAAGCTTATCTCGCTCAGCGGTAACATCAACCATCCAGGGCTCTATGAGGTGACCTACGACATCACGCTCAGAGAAATAATCGAGGAGCTCGGCGGCGGAGTGCCGGGTGGCAGAGCTGTCAAGATGGTGCAGCTCGGCGGCCCGTCGGGTCCTATCATTCCGCCCAGCCTGCTTGATTTGAAAATCGACGCAAATGAGATGCGCAAGTACAACCTGAGCATCGCCTCGGGAGCTATTATCGTCATCGACGACCGGGCAGACGCGCTTGACATCCTGGTCCGGATAATGGAGTTCTTCCATCACGAGTCCTGCGGGAAGTGCACGTCCTGCCGCGAGGGACTCGGACAGGTGTTGGGGCTGCTTGACAAGTTTGTCGACGGCACGGCGACCGAAGCCGACCTCAAGCTGCTACGGAACCTGCTCGATGTCATGTCGCAGGCCTCGCTCTGCGGGTTGGGGCAGGCTGCTCCCACCGCTATAAAAACGATTCTTCAGTATTTCGGCGACGAGCTCTGCGGCAGGATTGGCGCTGCGAAGGAGGTAAAGTGAACATGGTAAACATCACAATAAACAATAAAAAGATTCAGGTCCCCGAGGGCACCACTATATTAAATGCCGCAAAGCAGGCGGGGATTGACATCCCGGTACTCTGCTATCATCCCGACCTTGACATCAAGGCAAACTGCCGGATTTGCGTGGTAGAAGTCGAGGGCGCAAGGACCCTGCAGACCGCCTGCTCCACCAGAGTGTGGGAGGGTATGGCGGTCAGGACCAACACCCCGAAGGTGCGCCAGGCCAGAAAGATAATTGTCGAGCTGATTTTGGCCGGACATGAGATGGACTGCACCTACTGCAAACGCAACAACAGGTGCGACCTGCAGAAAATCGCAGCCGACCTCGGAATCCGCGAGAACCCCTTCAGACATGTTGAAAGAGACCTTGAGCGCGATACCTCCGGCCCGTCGCTTGAGCGCAACCCCAACAAGTGCATTAAATGCGGCCGCTGCATCCAGATGTGCGGCAAGGTTCAGGGACTGTCGCTGCTCGACTATGTAGGAAGGAGCGACGAGGTTGAGATAAAGCCGGCCTTCGGCAAGTACCTCACAGACATCGCCTGCGTGGCCTGCGGTCAGTGCGCAGTAGTTTGCCCGGTGGCGGCGATAACCGAAAAAGAGGATATCGATCGCGTCTGGGAGGCGATAAACGACCCTGATAAGGTTGTAATCGTTCAGACCGCACCTGCCGTCAGGGTTGCACTGGGCGAGGAGTTCGGCTTTGAGCCGGGTAAAGTTGTCACCGGCAAGATGGTCGCGGCGCTGCGCGCGCTCGGCTTTGACAAGGTGTTTGACACCGACTTCACGGCCGACCTGACCATCATCGAGGAAGGAAACGAGCTGCTCCAGAGGTTGAGTAACGGCGGAGTGCTGCCCATGCTCACCTCCTGCAGCCCGGGCTGGATAAACTTCATTGAGCAGTACTATCCCGAGCTGCTCCCGCATGTCTCGACCTGCAAGTCGCCGCAGCAGATGTTCGGCGCCCTGGCCAAGGGCTATTATGCTGCAAAAATCGGCAAGCGCCCCGAGGACATTTTCTCGGTCTCGATAATGCCCTGCACGGCCAAGAAATATGAGGCTCAGCGCCCCGAGATGAGCGTGGACGGCAAGAATCCCGACGTCGATGTGGTGCTGACCACCCGCGAGCTTGCCAAGATGCTCCGCCAGGCCGGTATTAACTTCGACGCCCTTGAGGAAGAGGAATACGACGCTCCGTTCGGGCTGTCGACCGGCGCGGCGGTGATATTCGGCGCTACCGGCGGTGTTATGGAGGCCGCGCTGCGTACTGTCTACGAAGTGGTTACCGGCAAGACGCTCCCGTCGCTTGACTTCAAGGACGTTCGCGGTCTTGAGGGAATCAAGGAGGCCACGGTTGACCTTAACGGCACACCTGTCAAGGTGGCGGTGGCCCACACACTGGCGAACGCCCGCAAGCTGATGGAGCTGATTAAGTCCGGCAAGGCCGACTATGCATTTATTGAAATCATGTGCTGCCCCGGCGGCTGTATCGGCGGCGGCGGCCAGCCCTACGGCACTACAAACGAGGTGCGTAAGAAGCGGATTGCCGCAATATATGAGGCCGACCGTGATCTGCCTATCCGCAAGTCGCATGAAAACCCGGCTATCAAGAAGCTATATGAAGAGTTTTTGGGAGAGCCGCTGGGCGAGAAGTCGCACCACCTGCTCCATACCCATTACAACGACCGCAAGGCATAAATTAAAAAGAAAATCCCCCTGCCGGGTTAGGCGGGGGGATTTAGCTATGTTCATCAAAAGCCCTGCCGCATCCCTATCACAAGTCGGCCGCTATACTTATGGCGGCAAAAGCGCGGTATGCGGGGCCCGCGCTGCTCTATTAGCTTATAAAGTTCAGGGGGTATGGGGGCAGAGCCCACATGAAAAAAAGCGGGTGCGGAGCAGAGTCCCGCATGAGAAGCCCCTGCCCGGGCCCGGGCAGGGGCTTTAGTGTTTTTTGGCTTTTACTTTTTTGGTTTTTGCCTTGCCCTGAATTTCGGGGACCGGTGGAACCTCGTTTTTAGGAATACTCATTCTGTGGTCGCCCTCTGTTCCGTGAGGTTCTTTGGGGTCGGGTCTGCGCATTCCCTGCTTTGCCATAAAATTCAACCTCGCCGTTTGTGACGGCAAAAAAAATATAGATTCGCGCTTGTGCTATACATCAGCTACCTTTTGTTGTGGCGCAATAACAGTTTTCCTTGATTTGAAAATATTATACATCCTGCCGCTTTTTTTGGGTTTGGGTCGAAAATAATTAAAAAACCATTGTCACAAATCCGCGAATTTACTATAATGATAATGAGTGTCCGGGAAACCTGCAGAAATAGTAATCATATCAGAGGACGGGACGAGGAGCAATCGGTACATATCTTAAATAGCCAATTGCGAAATGTCCCCAAATAAAAACAAGCTGCGCAGGCGGCCATGCGGGAGAGTTATTGCAAAAAAGCCCCCGCGGCAAAAACTACTTGATAGCAGAATAGACAAAAATCAAACGGCGAAAATTTTGCGGATGGAGAGACAAAGCTCGGGCTTGGCTATTTTACCGGAGATGAGGACGCCTATCAGCTGAACTATGGCGGCGATAAAAAGGTCAGCTTTGAGAGTGTCCGAATTGAAAGTCATCCTACCCGAAACGCCCAAAACATCTTTCAGAATCTCAATATCCCGCTCAACTGCGGTGCGGCATTTATAAAGGTCATTCCATTCGGCAGAGCCCCGCTCAATGCCAGGTCATTCCATTCGGCAGAGCCCCGCTCAATGCCGGGGTGCAGGCGGAGGTTTTTGTGAGGATAGACATAGACGCAGCGGCCGTAAGGGGAATCGGTGCAAGGGTTCTCGCAGGTGCAGACCCTTGAAGTGCCTTTCTTAGCTGATTTGGGACAGACATATTTGAGGCGTCGTGATCGGTGTTTCCCCCTGCACTCGCCGGCAAAAATAAAAGGCGTGCCGTCCCTCGGGCAGACCGGGCAGCCGACTTCGTTGAATCCGGAGGACACATTTGGTTTTGAATTGCGCCGGTTGATTGGAATAACTGCGCGGTCAAATCCCAGGGCATTAAGAAGCAAATCATAGTTATCATAGGAATCAAAGGCAGAGTCCCCGAGGAAGGTATTGAATTTAAGCTGCGGATGCAGGAGCCGGAAGCTGTCCAGAACAGGTATCAACGCAGTGCTGTCCCCGGTCTCCTTGTCAGAATCGGGATCGTCGGACTTCTTTTCCACAGTCTCGGGACAACTTTTTTTGAATTCATCGTCAAAGAACTCGATATGGCGGACGATTCCGAGTCCGTCGGTAAGTATTCCAGCCTTCAGTGCATAGCAGAAATGGCCGTTGATGTACTGCTGACGGATTTCGGGATTGTGTTCGGCATGATCAGGAAGAAGGGCGTAAACTCCGGAATAGGGATTGTAACCCGGATTCTTTTTAGCAAAGGATTTTGCCTGACTCAGCTTGCCGTTAAAGAATTTAGGATTGTTTTCAAAGACGCGCGCTTCAATTCCTGTGGTATCGAAGATAAGTGTTTGCGCTTTTGCGGCATCCATTTCAGCGCAGAGCGGAGCGGTTAGGTCCACAAGCTTTTGGAAGACTTGTTTGAGGAATTCGCGGTAGGTTTGCTTGAAACGTGTAATCTGAGCGGCGTCAGGAACGGAATGGATCCCGCAGAACTTCCGCAATTCCGCGCTGCACGCAAGTACCTTCAGAAACGCCTTATCGATTTCCACGCCGATTATGCGCTGAAGCGTCAGTATGGCCAGCATGGATTCAAGCGAATATGTGTGCGGCCGCCCGGTATACGAATAATACGCATGTCGGAATTGTTCCGGGATGATTTCATCCCAGTCAAGGTATTCGTCGAGCAGGCGAAGAAACTCGGGTACATTGCTTGCTTCGGCCTCGGATACCTTTGTGTAAGTTTCCCATAGTGAAATTTGCACAACCTTATTTTGCATGACTTTTTTCTCCTGCTTTTTTGGTGATTTCTTGGTTTTGCCACCTTTATTTTACCATAAAAGCGGAGAAAAGTCAGTAGATATTTACTTTGATTTGCCTTTTATTTATTGGCTTTTCGGAGTTTCGCAATCAACACACTCGTTCTAACGGAAAGGAGGATGAACCATGGCCGGAAGCCGAATCAAAGGTATAACCGTCGAAATCGGCGGCGATACCACCAAGCTGCAGACCGCGTTAAAAGGCGTAAACAGCGAAATTAAAAACACTCAGGCACAGCTGAAGGATGTGGAGAAACTCCTGAAACTGGATCCGGGAAACACAGAGCTTTTAACGCAAAAACAGAAATTGCTGAAGGACGCCATTTCTGAAACAACGGATAAGCTTGCTACCTTAAAGACGGCGGCACAGCAGGCAAACGAAGCCCTTCAGAGGGGCGAAATCTCCCAGGCGCAGTACGATGCCCTGCAAAGAGAAATCGCCGAAACAGAAGCAAAACTGAGGGACCTGGAAAGCCAGGCATCAAGGTCGGCTGTCGCACTTGAGAAGATAGCGGCAACTGGAACAAAACTGCAAAGCGTAGGAAACACCATCACAGGAGTCGGCAAATCGCTGGCTCCTTTATCTGCTGCAGCAACTGCGGTGGGTATTGCCGGAGTAAAGGCCGCAACAGACTGGGAGTCTGCCTTTGCCGGTGTTAAGAAAACAACGGATGCCACTGAAGCAGAATATGAGGAGCTTGCAGCCGGTATTCAGAAAATGGCAACCGAGACGGCATCCTCTGCTGAAGACATTGCTGCTGTTGCCGAAGCTGCCGGACAGCTCGGTATTTCAAAAGAGCATCTTCTTGAGTTTACCAAAACGATGGTCATGCTGGGTGACTCCACAAACCTTTCAGCAGATGAAGCGGCTGTGGCCCTTGCAAGATTCCTTAATATTACCGGCGAATCAACCGGTAATGTAGATAAGCTTGGTGCCGCCATCGTTGACCTTGGTAATAACTTTGCAACCGATGAAGCATCTATCGTTGCCATGAGTACACGTCTTGCTTCAGCAGGAACCCTGGCAGGCTTAACGACTACGGATATTCTGGCGCTTTCCACAGCCATGAGTTCTGTTGGTATTGAAGCTGAAGCCGGTGGTACTGCCATGACGCAGACATTAACAGCAATCGAAAAGGCAGCTTCTGATGCGGCAAATGGCTCAACAGCAGCCCTCGACAGAATCGCTTCCGTAGCCGGAATGTCATCTGCCGAGTTTGCTTCCGCATGGGAGAAAAGACCGATAGAAGCTTTGCAGGCATTTATCGCCGGACTCGGTTCTTTGGATGAGAGGGGCGAAAGTGCAACCCTTGTTCTTGATGAACTTGGCATGAGCGGCGTCCGTCAGTCCAATATGTTAAAATCCCTGGCTCTTGCTTCCGGTGTCCTTTCGGATGCTATCGACACATCCAGTCAGGCTTATCAGAACAACACGGCGCTGACCGATGAAGCAAGCAAGCGGTATCAGACCTTTGCCTCTCAGGTCAGTCAGCTAAAGGAAGCTTTCAAAGCAGTGGCGGTGGATATCGGTAATATCCTGATTCCGATTCTCAAAAACCTCATGGGCGTTTTGCGGAATGTGCTGGACTGGTGGAACGGACTTTCTGACGGTACGAAGAATTTCATCGTTCAGCTCGGTTCGTTCATCGCTATTCTTTCACCGATACTGATTATCGGAGGAAAAATTATCTCCGCAGTCGGTACGGTCATGACGATTCTGCCGAAGCTGGCGGGAATCATTAATACGGTAAAAAAGGCATTCGGGGCACTCAATGCAGTGCTTGCAGCCAATCCGATTATTCTCATCATCGCGGCGATTGCGGCATTGGTGGCTGCTTTCATTTATCTATGGAATAACTGCGAAGAATTCCGGCAGTTCTGGATTGATCTGTGGGAGAACATCAAAGAGGTCGCTGCCGCTGTCGGTGAGTGGCTTGCTCAGGCATGGCAGGCTATGGGAGAAGCGATCACCACGGCATGGAATGCCATCTGCGATTTCTTCGTCAGCGTGTGGGACGGCATCAAGAATGTATTCACTACGGTGGTTACCGCCATTTCCACATTCCTGACAAATACATGGAATACGATTCAATCCGTGACGCAGACGGTGTGGAATGCCATCAGCACCTTCTTCACCACCATCTGGACGGCGATTTCGACTACGGTCACAACTGTAATGACCACGATCTCGACTTTCATATCAACAGCGTGGAATAGCATCAAGACCACGGTCACGACCATTGCCAACGCCATCTGGAACGCCATCACCACGGCATTCAACAATATGCTGTCGGCGATTACCGGCACGGTGAATAACATCCGGAACACGATTCAGAACGGATTCGATTCGGCAAAGAACTATATCACCAATCTGGCGTCTCAGGCGTATAGCTGGGGTCGTGACATCATCAGCAACATCGTTTCCGGTATCAAGTCCATGATTAGCTCCGTTGTCAGCGCGGTCAAAAATGTGGCATCTACTATCCGGTCGTATCTGCATTTCTCTGTTCCTGACAAAGGCCCGCTGGTGGATTTTGAAAGCTGGATGCCCGACTTCATGGGCGGTCTTGCCGAAGGAATCGAAAGAAGCAAATTCATGGTCAGGGATGCCATTAAGGATGTGGCTTCTGTCATGGACATGAAAAAGGTTCTGCCGGAGATGAATGCCAGCATGAATGCGACGGTCGGTGGCTTCAACGGGAATGGTTATAACAACGGCGAAGTGAAACTCAGCCAGCCGATTATGATTGACGGCAAGGTCATCACGACCGTTGTTTCCCAGATCCAGTACCAGCGAGGGAAAGCATCCCTCAGAAATCTCGGAACCGTGTAAAGGAGGTCGGAACCGATGTTCACAGTAAGATTTTTGAATTACGCCGGGGATGACCTTCTCGGCGTTGTGGAGGCGGAGTACGGCGAGGATATAACCTCAAAGGCTCCGTCTCCTGAAATCATAACGGGTAAAACCTTCAACGGCTGGAATGTGCCTATTACCCACGTCGTAGAAGATATGACCGTCCGCCCGACTTATGTTGATACGACTTATACGGTCGTTTTCATGAAATATGACGGCGGGGTTCTATCGGTACAGCATATTGCTCACGGTCATGCCGCAGTCGCACCGACCCCTGAACTGATCCCCGGTCATACCTTCACGGGGTGGGACAAGGATTTCTCCAACATCACAACCGATTTGACGGTCAATCCGGTTTATACGGCGCAGATTCTGACGGTGCGGTTCTATTCCAAAGACGGCGAAACGCTGTGGTCTACACAGCAGGTGGAATACGGAAAAGATGCCGTGCCGCCTTCGCCGGAAAGGTGCGCCGGCTTCACTTTCATCGGGTGGAGCGCGTCGTTTTGGTACATTACCCACGATACTGACATTCTTGCGGTTTACCGTGAAATCCCGCCGAATCCGCGCCTTTCCATTTATGAGCAGAACGCTGACGGGTCGAGCGGCAGTCATGTAAAAACCTACTCCGCAGTCAACGGCTGCGGCATCATACAGAAGCTGGACGGCGAATGTTCGCTGGACGCGAAAATCATCACAAAACAGACCGAGGGGTATATCTCCACCGGCAGACTGGCAGAGGTGGAAGGACTCATTTTTACCATAACAGAAGTGAAGAAAAATATCTCCTCCGGCATCTGCTACACCGAGTTTTCCGGAGACCATGTGTCGTATCTTCTGAACGGCGAAGATTATGCGGTTCAGGCTTTCGACATGACGGATACGCCAAGGAACATTCTGCTTACTTTGCTGTCCGGCACTCCGTTCACGGTCGGTCAGGTTGACCCTACGGAAGAGGTGACGTTGAGGGTAAATAAGAATGTTACCCGCCGTGCCTGTGTGATGCAGCTTGTGGCGCTGACCGGCGGCGAGATTGAATATTCCGGCTATACCGTCGGCATCCGTGAGCACCTTGGAACAGAAACACCGATTGAGATCATGTCCTCCAGCCTTGTTCAGGATATATCCTTTTCCAACAACGCTACGGAGGACGTGACGAACTACTCGTTGTCGCTCTACCAAAAAGGCAGTCTGGAAATCGGAGACGAGCTGCATATCGTCTTTCCGAAGCTCGGCATCAATGCCTACAGCCGGATTGTCGGTATGGACTGGAACCCGTTCAACTACAAAGAGGTTTCCATCACGGTCGGGCAGTACATCCCGACCATCAACGATTCGCTGTATCAGCTGGAAACCACGGTCGAGGACATTCGGCAAAGCACCGTAAAATACACGGTGGAGTTTGGAGAACTGATCGGAACCGGCACAATGTACTTCACCCGCGCTTATCGGGATAGACCGTATTTCCACATCCATACAGATGATGGCTCGGAAGGCACGGTCACGCTCCTTCGCCGTGGCGGTTCGGAGTTCGATGCGTATATCGGCGCGGCCCTCTCCGGTGTGACGGCGGCAACGGTGACGCTGCTTGTTTTCTACTGCACGGTTCCGGTCGATGAGGAGGAAACCGAATGAGTGTATTTGACGGAGAGAAATATCAGGCGGCGGCTGAACGTGCGTTGCAGTTCATAAAGAATCAGCTTGATATAAACCACTTCGATTACAGTATCCGCTGGGGTGACGAGTATTCCGACTGGTACGAAGGCGATGTGATGTGGGGTTCAGTCACAGGCTTCTCCGGAAACGAAAGTGAAATCGAACCGAGGTATATCTCCACAAGCCATTTTTACGGATACGACTATACCGGGCAGGTTTCTGGGAGCTGGCAGGATGTCAGCAGTCCCTCCGATGCCGGTGTGAATATCTATGTTTACCGTGACATCGGTTATGAGGTCGTGACCTGTCCTTTGCAGTCCGGTGGGAGCTGGATAGCCGAGTGGGAATACATGGAAGTCTATACAGTCACCGACCCCATCACCGGCGAAACACACGAAGAAACCGTGTACTACACGCTTCCCGTAGAAGTGCGGGAAGGAATCAAAGAATTCCGGCTCGGTTACGGTCTTTCTTCACATTGGGAGCTTATTTCTTCCACGGAGGACATGAAAGCCTATCGAAAAGTGTACTCGCTTTCGAGAGAAGAATCTCCTGAAAACGGCGGCTACGCTTACGGTTATCTGACCGATTATTCTGTCCGTGTTTTTGCCTATGCCGATACGGAATACCTTCTTGAGGACTGCAAAATCTGGAACTGCGGCAGCGGCGGCTATATCTGGTTTACCAATCATGTCACACAGGGGCATAAGATTGCAAAGCTGATTCATCCCATACCCGGCGGCTATGAGGTCATCGGGCTTGCGGGGGCTGTGGCAAACATCGAGAGCGGACGGCTGCCCGCTTCTTTCTTTATCCCCGAAGATGATCCGCAGTATGACAAGGACGGAACACGGGCGCAGCGGATTTACGGTTATTGCCTGAACTCCAGAACGTGGGCATACGACGTTGGGCTTGCTCTTTTGGTATTCACGACCAGCGGTGATTACGACATCTGCAAGGAAATGCTTGACCGTATGGCTTTTGAACAGAACTACGACGGCTCTTTCAATTTTTCCTACGACATCTATATTGGGCAGCTCTTTGAGGATTACGTCCGTACCGGCGCTATGGGCTGGCTCCTGTGGGGTGCTTGCTATTATGTGCTTACCACCGGTGACACCGCCTATAACGAGATGATAAAGAAGGCGGGAGATTTCCTCATCAGCCGACAGATCACCGACACGAAAGACCCACGATACGGATTGCTCAAAGGTGGCTACGGCACCTACGACTTTGACGATTACTCCTACATCGAGGGCGAAATCGAATGGTGCTCTACGGAACATCAGTGCTCTGCTTTGCAGGGACTTGAGGGATGCTCCCTTGTTCTCAACGTGAAGAAATACAAGGAAGCGGCTGAATTGATTCGAGATCAGCTGTATCTGAAACTGTACGACAAGGAAAACGGACGGTTCTATCAAGGTATCAGCGCGGAGCCGGACAGAGGCTGGGCTTTGGACTGCACCACATGGGCTGGCATTACCGCATTTTCCATCATCAGTAAGGAATGCTCCTTTGCCTGCGAAGATGCCGCCAAAAACGAGTATCTGACAAACGGTAAGTACCTCGTTCAGAACAGCGACAAGGATTATTACAATCGGAGGTATGCAAGCAGCCGTGCCTTTTCCGGTTTCAAGCCGTACAGCGACAGAGACGGCGGATATACCGGGTCCCCTGACATCGTGTGGACGGAAGGGACGCTGGGGTATGCCGCACTTGCCTTATTGCTCGGCCACGGAGAGGAAGCCAAAACCTATGTGGATGAGTGCATCGCTTTGCAGGAAATTGAGAATGGCACAGGCGGTGTGCTGTATGTGACGGCAACTCACGCACAACTCCCGTGGGAGTTTCATGTATGGGAGTCGGTCGTTTCATCGGCGTGGCTCTATCTGCTGATAAAAAACCCCGATGTGCTGTTTCCGAAGACCCTGCGTCAGGTTTACTACATGGCGCGAATTACCAATATCAACAACGAGAGACCTTGACGGGTCTCTTAATTTTTTAAGGAGGCATTTTTACTCATGAAAGAATTCTGGAACATCATTCAGACTGTACTTGCTGCTGTCGGTGGGTGGCTCGGCTACTTCCTTGGCGGCTGCGACGGGCTGCTCTATGCGCTGATCGCCTTTGTGGTCATCGACTACATTACCGGCGTGATGTGCGCCATCAATGACAAGACCCTGTCCAGCTCTGTCGGATTCAAGGGCATCTGCAAAAAGGTGCTCATTTTTCTGATGGTCGGCATCGGTCACATTCTGGACACGAAGGTCATCGGCACAGGCTCTGTTCTGAGGACTGCGTTTATCTTCTTCTACATTTCGGATGAAGGTATCTCTCTGATCGAGAACGCGGCGCACCTCGGACTGCCTATCCCTCAGAAGCTGCGTGACGTGCTGGAACAGCTGCACAACCGTGCGGAGAAGGAGGAAAACAATGGCGAAAGTAAGTGATGTGGTAAAGATTGCGCTGGCAGAGGTCGGTTATAAAGAGAAGGCTTCCAACAGCCAGCTCGATAATCCTACCGCCAACGCAGGAAGCAACAACTATACCAAGTACGCCCGTGATCTTCGTGACGCGGGCTATTATAATGGCAACAAAAACGGATTTGCCTGGTGCGACGTCTTTGTGGACTGGTGCTTTTACAAAGCATTCGGCAAAGCGGAAGGTCAGCGTATCGAATGCCAGACCGGTGATCTTGGTGCCGGATGCAAATACTCAAAGCAGTATTACCAGAACAAGGGACGCTGTGACAGAAATCCGAAGGTCGGCGATCAGATTTTCTTCACTTCCGGCGGTTCGATTTCTCATACCGGTATCGTGACTGCGGTAAGCGGTGAAAAGGTCAGTACGGTCGAAGGAAACTCCGGCGATCAGGTCAAAAAGCATACCTACAGTCTTTCCAACAGTTATATCGATTCTTTCGGTCATCCGCTTTATGATGAAGAGGAACAGAAACCCGAACCTGCTCCGGAACCCAAGCCGACTGTCAAGGGCATCGACGTTTCCAAGTGGCAGGGTGAAATCGACTGGGCAAAAGTGAAAGCGGACGGCGTGAAGTTTGCCATGATCCGGCTCGGCTACGGCTCCGCTGACGGAAACGCCTGTGGACTGGATTCGTATTTCGAGCGGAACGTGCAGAACGCTCTGAAAGCCGGAATCGACATCGGCTGCTATTTCTATTCCTACGCCACTTCTGTGGAAGCGGCAAAAAAGGAAGCCGAATATGTCGTGGGTGTTCTTCAGAAGTATCAGGGCGTTTTCACTTATCCCGTTGTATTCGATTTAGAGGACAAGACCCAGCAGAACCTCGGCAAAACGGTGCTGACCGATATGGTTATTGCCTTCGGTGATGCCATCGAGAAGGCTGGTTTTTACTTTTCCCTGTACAGCAATCTCAACTGGCTGAAAAATTATCTGGAAGATTCCAGACTCAAGCGGTTTGACCATTGGCTGGCACAGTGGGCATCCGCGCCGACTTATGACGGTGATTTCGGTATTTGGCAGTCCTCGTCCACCGGCAGCGTTGCCGGTATCAGCGGGAATGTCGATACGGACATCGCCTACAAGGATTACCCCAAAATCATCCGTGATGCAAAACTCAACGGATTCACGGGTACTGAAGACAAACCGGATGTTCCGGTGCAGCCCGAATCGCAGCCCGCTCCCGCCTTCAAAAAAGGTGATCTCGTCAGGATCACCGGCACGAAGTATTACAGTGGAAAGACCATCCCCGGCTGGGTGAAAGAACTCAACTGGGTTCTTCATTCCATCAGCGGGGACAGAGCCGTCATCGACAAGGACGAAAATGGCAAGCACGGAATCATGTCACCAGTGAATGTTGCCGACCTTGCTCTTGTAACCGGCGTGACCGAAAATCCTGAACCAGCTGTAACCCACACGACCTATACGGTTGTGCGCGGAGATTGCCTTTGGAACATTGCAAAGAAATTTCTCGGCTCCGGAGCACGGTACAAGGAAATCAAGACGCTGAACGGTCTGATATACGATACTATTTATGTCGGTCAGGTTCTGAAGATCCCGAACCGCTAATACTATACACCCAATCACGCCCTCTGCGGATAGAAATATCTGTGGAGGGCTTATTTTTTTTTGCTCATTTTTCCGGCAGTTTGCCCCGCAATTCTCTTTCAGGGGTCAGGGAGGGAAAGAATTAACGATAGCCCTCCACTGAAAATCCGGAGGTTACTACATTGACAAACGAGCAAAAAATGAAGATCGCCGAATTGCGCGGACAGGGCTTTGGCTATAAAAAAATCGGTCAGGTAATTGGCTTATCGGACAGTGCAGTAAAATCCTACTGCCACAGAGCCGGACTTACAGAAGCGGTGGAACCGACACCATCTGACGGTGGAACCTGCCAATTCTGCGGGAAGCCAATCCTGCAAATTCCCGGACGGAAGCAAAAAAGATTCTGCTCTGACAGTTGCAGAAATAAATGGTGGAATTCACACCTTGAAATTGTAAAGCGAAAAGCTGTCTACACATTTACCTGTCCGTCTTGCGGAAAAGAGTTCACCGCATACGGAAACGCCAATCGGAAATATTGCAGCCACGAATGCTATATCGAGGACAGATTCGGGGGTGCGATGCGATGACGGAAAATGAAAAGCTGTATCTTGCCTCCATGTCCATGGCGAAAAGTCTGCTGAAAAAGGGGCTTTTGACAGAGGAAGAGTATCGTCAGATTGACACAATTTTTACCGAGAAATACCGGCCAACTTTCGGCACTTTATTATCCGAATATGACTTGATAAATCTCGAAAACAGAGGCATATATGATCACTGATTTAGGAGGTACTACTATGCCGAATATTGAAAGAATAGAGCCGAAACTGCCGGTTTTCAAGCCCAAAAAGAAAGTGGCCGCCTATGCAAGAGTGTCCGTAGCTACGGAGCGATTGTTTCATTCACTATCCGCACAGGTCAGCTACTACAGCGAAAAAATACAGAAGAATCCGGACTGGATCTACGTGGGGGTGTACGCAGATTATGCGACAACCGGAACGGAAACAGCACACAGGGACGAGTTCAAAAGGATGCTGGAAGACGCGGAAGCCGGTCGTATCGACATTATTTTGACCAAGGCGATTTCAAGATTTGCCAGAAACACGGTTGACCTGCTCGAAATAGTGCGGCACTTGAGAGAAATCGGTGTCGAGGTCAGGTTTGAAGAGCAGAACATCAGCACCTTCTCCGGTGACGGCGAGGTGATGCTTACCATCCTTGCGTCCTTCGCACAGGAGGAAGTCAGGAGCATTTCCGACAACGTAAAGTGGGGTCTGAGAAAACGCTTTAAAAACGGCACAGTCGGAAGGTGCAACAAGCACCTCTTCGGTTTGCAATACAACGATGAAACGAAGCAGTATGAGATCATCCCCGAAGAAGCCGAAATCGTCCGGCTGATGTTCAAGCGGTATCTGGAGCAGGTTCCGCTCCATATCATCTGTGATGAAATCAACGGCATGGGCTACAGAGGCACAAACGGCGGTAAATTTCAGGAGGGTTCACTCCGAAACCTTCTTCACAACGAGATTTATGCCGGTGACATCCTTTTCCAGAAAGCCTATGTAACAGACCCGATTACGAAGAAGAAGGTCAAGAACTGTGGAGAGCTTCCGCAGTATTACTTGGAAAATGCCCACGAAGCCATCATCGACAGAGAAACCTGGGAACTGGTGCTGAAAGAACACGAGCGCAGGCTTGCCACGATGCCGCCCCTCAACTGCTTCACAGGCAAAATCAAATGCGGCAAGTGCGGGAAAGCCTACACTCGCAAAACCGGTGTGGTGAGAGGAAAACGCTTCACGCACTGGATTTGCAGAGCAAAAAAGGAAAGCGGAATCACCTGCGACAACCGTAATTTTCAGGAAGAAGAACTGAAGCGGATCTGTGCATGGGCGCTTGGCTTGGAAGAATTCGATGAAGAAATCTTCTCGCAGGAGGTCATCAGCATTACGGTTCTGGACGGCGGTCACCTTGAGTTCCGGCTGCTCGGCGGCAAAATGAAGATTTGGAAAGACCTGCACGTCAACGATACAAGACCGGAATTCACCGTCACGGACTGCTTTCAGAATAAGGTTTTCTGCGGAAAATGCGGATACACATACCACAGAGTTGTTTCGGGCGGGAAATGGTGCTACTGGTACTGCGCTGCCAAAAAGCATAAAGGTGAAGACCGATGTGACAGCACTATTAACTACACCGATTTTGCTTTGCGGAACGTTTCAGCCTTTATGCTGGGGCTTGAGAAATTTGACGAACGGGTTTTTACGGACAGGATTGAAAGAATTACAGTCGAAGAAGACGGCAGCCTGACCTACCGCTTCAAAGACGGCAAGGAGGAAACATGGCAAAGAATATAAGAGTAATACCGGCTACCATCAACAAATTCTCAATGGATTTGCTGATGAAGCCGACAAAAAGGAAAACGGCGGCTTATGCCCGAGTCAGCACCGACCACGAAGAACAGGAATCCAGCTACGAAGCCCAGGTCAGCTATTACACCGACTACATCAAAAGCCGTGACGATATGGAGTTCGTCGGGGTATATGCAGACGAAGGAATCAGCGGCTGCGCCACAAAAGGCAGAGACGGTTTTAACACCATGATTGAGGACGCGCTTGCCGGAAAGATTCAGCTCATCATCACAAAGAGCGTCAGCCGTTTCGCAAGAAACACCGTTGACAGCCTGACCACGATACGAAAGCTGAAAGAGGCTGGCGTTGAGGTGTATTTCGAGAAAGAGAACATCTGGACATTTGACGGCAAAGGCGAACTGCTGATTTCCATCATGTCGAGCCTTGCACAGGAAGAAAGCAGATCCATTTCCGACAACACAACATGGGGTCACAGAAAAAGGTTTGCAGACGGCAAGGCGATGGTTCCGTTCGGACGCTTCCTCGGCTTCGAGCGTGGAGAGGACGGCAACCTGGTGGTTAACAAGGAACAGGCGGTTACCGTCCGGCTCATATACAAGCTTTTCCTTGAAGGTTACTCGCCCTACAAAATCGCACAGATTCTGACGGAACGGGGCATCCCGACACCCGGCGGCAAAGAGAAATGGGGTCACGGCTGTGTGCGCTCCATCCTCACCAACGAAAAATACAAGGGTGACGCCCTTCTTCAAAAGGTGTACACCACGGATTACCTGACGAAGAAGAAAAAGAAAAACGAGGGTGAAGTGCCGCAATACTACGTAACCGAGCATCACGAAGCCATCATCGACCCGAAGGTTTTTGACCATGTGCAGGCAGAGCTTCTTCAGCGGGACATGGAAGCCGGACGGCACAGCGGGGTCAGCATTTACTCCTCAAAAATCAAGTGCGGAGAATGCGGAAACTGGTACGGCTCAAAGGTCTGGCACTCCAATGACAAATACCGCAGAACGGTTTACCGCTGCAATAACAAGTACAGCGATGGGAAGAAATGCGAGACCCCGGCTCTTGGCGAGGAAGAAATTCAACAGGCTTTCGTCAAAGCGGTGAATGCCTACCTGACGGAGAAAAGCAGTCTGCTGGCAAGCGCTGAAACCATTCTGGGTGTTGTCGGAAACACATCATCGTTGGAAGCCCGATTGGATGTACTGACTTCCGAAATGAACGCCCTTGCAGAGCAGATTCAGAACATCATCAGCGAGAACGCCTCCACACCGCTTGACCAGAAAACCTACCTCGAAAGGTACAACTCCATGGCTTCCGAGTTCAGTGCGAAGGAAGCGGAGTTCAACAACACCGAGCTTGAGATTTCCGGCAAGAAAGCCAGAGAGGTTCAGATCAGGAATTTCGTAGAAACCATCCGCGAAATGGATGCGCCTATTACCGAATTCGACAGAGGACTTTGGTGCGGACTGGTGGACTACGTGACGGTGTACGACAGGGACAACATAAAAGTGAAATTCAAGGACGGCACCGAGATTTAAGTCGAAGAACAGAACGACCGCAGAGCGTAATTGCCCTGCGGTTTACTTTGCCCTTATACCTTATAACGATACCCCAACCTTATAACGATACCCCTAACAATTTAACGTTTCCCTTTACCATTTAACGATTGCCCCTTGAAAAACGAACCCCCTGAAAGGGCAATCGTTAGTTGGTATCAATATCGCTATTTAATGGGATGAGGGCATCACCGCAACAAGCATGGAAAAGCGCGTGGGATTGCTGACATTGCTTGAGGATGCCAGGGCGGGTAAGTTCGACATCATCGTGGTGAAGAACCTTTCCCGATTGGCAAGAAACCTCATGGATTGCATGAACATCATTTATGAGCTTCGCTCTCTGCCTCATCCCATCGGTATCCTTTTTGAAACCGAGAACATGTTCACCCTGGACAAGAACGTGGACTTCACCTTGCAGGTGCTTTCCCTGGTTGCCCAGGAGGAGAGCCACAAGAAGTCCGAGGCCATGAACTCCTCATATCAACAGCGATTCGGCTCCGGACAGTTCACCAAGCCCGACCTGCTTGGGTATGATAGCGTCGGGGTCAATGAGATCGCCATCAACGAGGAGGAGGCCCAGACCGTCCAGCTGATCTTCATGATGTTCCTCGCCGGCATCCATCCTTCTACCATCGCCGATGTGCTCATGATGCTGGGTCGCAAGACGCATACCCACAAGTACAAGGATGGGCGCATCAAGGAAGGGGTGGTGAAGTGGACCACCCATTCGGTGAGCAATGTTCTGCGAAATGAGCGCAGATGCGGGGACGTGCTTGCCCAAAAAACCTACACCCCGAACTATCTTGATCACAAGCCCAAGAAGAATGAGAACCATCTTCCCCAGTATTATGCGAAGGACCAGCATCCGGGTATCGTCGCCCGTGAAGATTTTTATCTAGTGCAGAGGATACTGGAGGCCAACAGGGGAGGCTGGAAGTTCGGCCTTCCCGAGCTGGGTATCTATGAACGCGGTCCCCTGGGCGGCTTTGTTGCCGCCGTGCCGAATTGGCGAGGATTCACCGCTGAGGATTACAATCGCGCCGCCCTCAGGGCGAACGGAGTATCCGAGGCTGAGCTCGATGCATTCGAAAGGCGCCTCGCTTCACGAAACCATGACGATGATACCGACCAGGTGCAGACCCCTGAGTTCCAGCATGCCTATGCGATCGACTCCGATGATTATGACCAATTCCCCGAAGATACTGGCACGCAGGTGGAAGAGGGTAAGGAGG